TTACAAACGCTGAAGGTGTACAGACAAGGTGGATTTAAGATACATGGTAAACACGTTGAGGAGAATAAAAGTGAGTTCCCTCAGGGAAAGTGTCTGTTTTTATAATCTAAACATCTATTAAATGTCTGGTGCATTAATACAGTTGGTGTCTAAAGGGATCCAAGATGTGTATCTCTCGAGTGACGAGGGACACTCTTTCTTTCGTATGAAATTTACGAGACATACAAATTTTTCCCAAGCCCCCAAGTTCATCAAGACTATCGACACAAACGATACGTCTATCACTATCCCCGTATTGGGTGATATTGTAAATGGTCTTTGGTTTGAGTCTACGGAAACAAGTAACGCCAATATAGCGTCTAATTTGTTTCACAATTCGACTCTGGATCTCTACATAGGTGGTCAAAAGGTTGACTCACAACATTACGATTATTTCGCGGAGATATGGCCTAACTATCTCGCTGATACGTACAACAAGTCTCAGGAACTTAATAACAAGGCGTCGACTTCTAACCAAACGTTCTTACCACTTCACTTTTTCTTTTGTGACCACAAGGCTTTCTTACCACTCATAGCCATACAACATCATCAAGTGGAAATCAAAATCACATTTGACCAAACGGCTATTTCTAATTCTCAAGAAAATGAAAGGAAGGCCAATTTCTATGGCAATTACGTGTATCTAGATAAAGAGGAACGAGAATCTCTATTGAATCGAACGCTGGATTTCGTCGTGACACAGACACAACGTATGGAGTTTCCTCTAGAGAGTGTAACCGACAATACTACACAAGCCGGTGGTTACAACAAACTGGATATTTCTACATTTAATCATCCAGTTAAGTCTCTCTTTTTTGGATATGGAACTTCGAATGCCAATTTTGCTGGTGACCGCTTCTCGTTCAAAAATGCCGATATTTTCGTGAATGGTACTTCTTTCATAGAAAATATGACTCCAACATATTTCCATACAGTACAAAATTATTACAAATCAAATTTCGGACAGACAGAATTTGACATAGACAGTCACACGGGTGTATACACTCGATACTTTGTGTACCACTTCTGTCTAAATGCATCTGATTATAATCCATCTGGTTCTTGTAACTTTAGTCGGTTAGATGATGCAAAAATTATACTCAGGGGTGTAGAGAAAGGTGAGTTACGCCCAACTGAACAGAGTGTATTTGTATATGTCGTAAATTACAATGTGTTACGGCTCAAGGACGGATTAGCCGGAATTTTATTCGGCAACTAATGTATAAATGGGTAAGCTTGTGAGAGCTGGTCAAATTTTTGTAACCAGTCTAGATGCAACACCCAGAGAGACCGATGTCTTGACGGGTCTTGCGAGTATTGACGCTGGTGAAATTACAGCGGACGAAATTCAAGTGGCGAATTTGAAGATTACTGGTGAGTTGACATCTACTTCCGATACAACTCAATTTGCGGGTACTACAAATGTAAATCGTCTTACGGCTACGCAGGTGGGTATAGGTACGGATAACCCCATCAACGATCTTCAAATTGGTACAAATGATTTAATAGTAAACAGAACTGTTCAAAATCTTGTAACCGTACGTGGTAACGTAGCCAGTACAAATTTGTTTGCTACAAACTCATTCAAAACAACGAATGATAAATTTTCGGTTGAAGCTGGTAATTCTAATGTATTGACAATTACTGGAAATGCAGTATCTACAAATGTCACAGTGAATAAACATCTTCACGTTGGAACCGATATCGTGGAGGGTACAGATGCTAATGTCGCTGTTTTCGAAAATGGTAATGTTGTTGTTCGTGACGGGTTTTTACGGGTATTTGGAAATGTTGATATCAGTGGTAATTTAGCTATTACCGAAATTCCATCATACACGAGTGTTGACAACTTAGTCGTTTCAAATGCCGTCATACAAATGGGCAAGGGTAACAACGGGACATATGATATGGCTGTACTCATGAGGGATGGTGCTACAGATACTGGTAATGTATTTTTGGGTTATACTCACGCGGACGATAGATTCAAACTTTCTAGAACATATGGTACCCCCGAAGATGCAAACTTTACCATGGATAGTGCAAACACCGTGAATCTTCACGTGCTTGGTGACATTTACACACAAAACAATGTGGGTATAGCAAACACCTCGCCAGCGTTTTCTCTTTCTGTGGGATCTAACGTATATATAAACGATGTAGCGCCATCTTCGGCCAATGTTTTGCACGCGAATGGTTTTGGTTTCTTTGAAGGTTTACGAATTGGTGATGATGGTTTAACTGTAGGTAGCCTTATCACACTTGATGCGGATGCGACTATACCCATGGTCGTTTCGTCCAAGATTCAATCTCATGGTCTTCAAACGACGGGTACTAACCCATCGGGTATTGCGAATACTAATTCGACCGATACCCTTTCGATAGGTAACAAGGTTATTATAAACACAGAGGCTGCTAATATTATTACCGTGATAGGTAATACGGCTACTGGTCGTCTCATTACAGAGTCTATTCGTGTACAGGATTTCATCGAAGTAGAGGGTGAATCTGGTATTTCTTCGGCCGCGAATGTTATCATTCACGGTGATTTAACGGGTGAGGATTCCACATCGAATACGGTAAGTATTCGCGCGGGTCCATTAACCGCAAATATTAGTGCTCTCGAGATTAATGGCGCGAAAGAAACACCCAGTCATCAGTCGGTCGTCATAAAGACAAAGAATACCGAACGTTTACGAGTCGTATCCGGTGGTAATGTTGGTTTATCCAACAGTGAACCGAGCGAACTTTTGACTCTCGGTGGTAATCTTAAATTAAACGAAAGTAATGCGGCTATATTAGGTAGTGATACAAACTATTTGAAAGCTTTTACGGACATTAACGGTAATCAAGTAAGAATCCAAAACCGTGTAGGAAGTGGTAAGGGTCTCAATTTTTACGCGAGTACGACCGACGCTATGGGAACACCAAAGTTAACCATATTAGAATCGAGTAATGTGGGTGTAAATACGATAAACCCACAAGGTCTTTTACACACGAATGGTGGAACCGTATTTATTAATAACCAAGTCGCTAATAGAGGAACTACGAGTCATCTTGATACACCGTTGGTCGTTTCAAACACAACCGCGATTGTAGGTACTTCGGATTTTAAGAATGTTCTCCAATTGGCACGAGAAGGTGGTACAAGCGGTCAACACGGTGTGAGGAGTATATTTAAGATGGGAAAACATCAAAGTGGTTCTGGAACGTCGTATTCTCAATTGAATTTATCGTTAGCGAGTGATGATTATGATACAGAGAGTCATGTGATGACGTGGCAAAGTAATAAGCGAGTTGGTTTAGGCACTACTACACCCACAGCTCATTTAGAGATTTTGACTACAGGTATAGGAAATTTCAACACAAATGGCTTACTTGTTCATAATATTGAAGGTACTCCGGGTGATGCGATTATGGCTGCGAGAACGAGTAGTCTCAATTCAAATGCTTTCGCTTCCTTTGTACAAACCGACGGAAACTCGACGTCGGCTATCGACGGTGCTCAGGGTTATTCTATGGGTGTAACGGGTGGTTCGGCGGCTGACTTTAGAATCACAAGAAATCCTAACGTGATTAACGAGTCTTCGACGTGTAGAATTTTTATTAGTGGTTCCACGGGGAATATGGGGATCGGCACAGACGCCCCCCGTGACAAGCTTGAAATTAATGGTGATCTTGTATTAGATTCTAAAATAACATTTGGTGGTCTTCTTGGTGATGAATTTGGTAACACTATTATTAAAGAGCAGTTTTATAACCAGAATGCCGGTAAAACAGAATTACTATTTTTCAAGGGTAATGAAAGAACTGGTTTAGGTCCAGATAGGATCCGTTCGGTTGCTGCCGAACACATATTCGAGACGTATCCCAATGTTTCGGGTTTAGACACACAAGAGAGGCGTGATAACATAATCGCGGATAATGCGTCTAGTGTTGGTGTTAAGAGTTTAGTGATTACACCTTCGGGTCGTGTTCTCATAGGAAGAAGTAGTGAAGCTGGATTAGGTACCGATGTTAAATTTTTCTGTGATGGTGGTTTTGCTTTCCCCGCGGGTGAGAAGATTAAAACTGGTAAGATGAATATATATTCCGGTTTAACCGATGGAAATATAGACACGGAAAATACAGCTAACTTAATCATAAATAATCATATTACTGCAACGGATA